GCCGTCTCCAACTCGAAAGTGAACCCATTCCCCATAGAGGAGAACTTCTCAAGCCTGATCCATCTGCCCTTTTGAACGGGCCCCTTCACAGGGGTGCCGTCCGACGTCCATGAAACGTGAGTATACGGGGGGTATTTCGCCCCGTCTTCGTCCCACGGCATGAGGGTAAACTTAGACCTGATATCGTCGAGCGTGGCAAACCAGTCCGGCGGTAACAAGTACGGACCAGAGAGGTCGCCACCGTATCGCTTGCTTTACTTAGATCTATTGTCGCACCTTCTCCCCTCCGGGAGAGCTCCGCTGCTAACCGCATGTGGAGTTCCTTACCTCTTTCGAGGTTGATACCGGAAAGTGCTAGCCTACGTCTCATGTAGCGGCCGAGGCCTAGCTGCAGAAAGACGTTACCCGTCGGTTCGGCGCATGCGCCGCGATGGGTAGTGGCGTCCTTGTGAACCCAGAAGAACCGGTTCCCTTGGACGACTAAATGGGCAAGATCTATGTTGCCGTAGAGGTTCCACAAATCGTCTACAACAGTGGCGTATTCAGACCACTCGACGAGATGTGGGAGAGCCCCGACGGTTGAAGCGGGTGAATTGGCGTATTTATCGTACACCGTCGCGTGATGCCACGGTTTGCGCCAACCTTTCGACTCGAACGTAGCCCCAGGTCCATGCCCGACGTCCAGCTCACCAATACTTGGACACCTTCCTAACATCTTTCGAAGCCAAGAACGTGCCCTGCTCAACACTAAGAGCAGAGTGGCCTCACCACGGTTGTCCCGTTCGGCTGATGCCGGTGGGAGTTTATCTGTGGTTAAACCGTTTATAAAAGTGTTTGTTCGGTGACACTGGCGTTCAGATTCATAGAACGCTGAGACACACGCCTGGAGAGGATCCACTTCTTTGAGGGGCAGACCATCGCACTTCCTAAGAAGCTCGGTAGCCTGGTAATCTCTGCGAAGTTTTTCGGTATCCCAGATCGTGTAATTATCAGGGTCGCATCTCAACGCGACTAACTGATCCCACTCGCCGTAGCGTGCTAGTATTTCGCACGTGAGAGAGCGAGGGGTGTCGAGCTGGCAGAGCAATCTACTGCTTACCGCTAACACGTTTTTGTCAAACGTGCCGGCATGGGCGTCTTCACGACGACTCATGTTAATCTCCCGGGACTGGGTTTGGTTACGAGGACGCAAAACCTTCGATCATCTGCTGTTTGAAGTGAGCAGACGCGAAGAGGTTCAGCGCGCGGTGTACTGCCTCCAAGGTGACGGAGTCCGCCACCTTCTGGAGAATGACACAGTTGAGTTCGAAGATAAACGCATCTTCGCTCACCTCGACGCCGTCCACCGTCTTGAGGACGGGGACCTTCACCTGACCCTTCATCCGGCGAGCAGTCTTCGGGCCGTTGTATTGGCCACTGACAGACAGCGTCGGACGATTACCGGGGATCGTGGAAGCAGCATTGTCGCGCCACGTGGCGGGCACCTTGTCACCCGCACTGGGTTGAATCCCGGTGTAAGTGACGTCGGTGGTACCGTTTGCGGCTTTCACGACGATGTTGGCCATGTTAGGCATGTTGCACACCTTTATAGTGGTGAACTATCCCTTTGTAAAGATCGACACCAGTAGCGATATGGCAGTTGCCGCACGCGTCACTGATAAGCGATCGGGGAGTTCGAATTGGAGGGTCGGCCCGACCAACCTGGGGAGACGACGAGTCGTCACCTGCCGGTTGGAACCGGACCACTTCCGATACCAGTAGGTACCGGAGTTCCACGCTTGAGACTGCGCGGCTTGAAGCTTGCAATGAGCCGTCGCGTAGGCCTCCTCGAGAACTAATCCAGCGAAGTCGGTGCGTGCGCGAAGCACGGTTCCGACATTACCGAACCAGTCGACAAGGAAGCTGAAAGGTACGATGGCCCATGCAATCTCAGCAAAGTTGGTTAACCCAGCTTGCTGACGCAGCAGCGCGTTCGGGTTCTCAATCCGGACACGAGCATACTGCTTGACGACAGCTTTGCCCTGGTATTGCCAGGTAGCAATCTGCCCCCCTCCGGCAACGTTCCGACCACCACGGATCTCGTGAGTGGCGGAGCCGGAGAGCTCGATTGGGGGTGGTGAGCTCGTCAGAACATCGACGCAAGCGTCAATGTCGCCAACGAGCGGCGCCCAACCAAACCAATACTCCAACCAAATTGACGAAGCGTGTTTAGGCTTGGTCCACTTGGTCCTCTCGTGCTTCTTGAGAGGCCGGATCTCCAGCTCTTTCACAAAGTCACCGAAGCGACCTCGTTTCAGAGCTTTGAATGACCGATAGAGCTGACCAGCACGTTGCGCCATAAGTGTCAGGGCCTCACGGCCTTCTGCCACGGTGACGCCGAGCGAGGCGCGTTTGATCTGACTTTGGAGCCTGTCGTAAGACAGGTTTTGAAGCCTGATCAAATCCGCGTCTGCATCTCCGGAACCAAGGTTGAGAATCTTGGCAGGCCAACCGCTGTTACATGCCCACCCACTCGATGTAGCTGAGTCGGGGGCTTGCTGCTCGTTCCCTTCCCAACTGTCACCCCAGTTGACTCCCTCCCAGTGCCAGTATTCACGTGGCACACGGGGAGAGCCTTTGGGCGTTGGGTTGAAGAACTGCATGCGTTCGTAGCGGGTAACCGACGGATGAAGCGGATAATACTGCGCAGTCCGTCTGTTATACCACATGGCCTCTTACCTCCGTAATTCGTACGGTTAGTACGGATCCCGCACCACGCGGGCGTGCTTCCACTGAAACGTGGGAACAAC